GTGGCCCTCCGTGATGGCACGGAAAGCATCGGTTTGGCCCACACTTGCCAGTTTTCCTTTCAGGTCTTCGAGCTGTGCCTTCATCGCCTTGATACGATCGTCAAAGGGCCGATCCATCTTGGAGTTATCGTTGGCGGAGATCTGCGCCTCCTTTTTCGCAGTAACATCCTGCTTCTGCGCGAGGAGTCCCGGTAACAGGGTCTGATTCTCAATCGGAGACACAAGCCCCTGGAGGATTTCCCGCCGGCTGATTTCCGCTACACCGGGCTTCACCGTGAACGCCTTACCCACCGAGAGCTGATTCGTCTTTGCGAGTTCCGTATTTACGAACTTCAGCGCCTCCGCATACTCCTTCGCCAGCTTGATGTTGCCCTCATCACGGATCTTCTTCTCTTCCGCCGCGGCATCAAACCCCGGGACCTTCTTCACTCCCTTGTCCCGGGCCTCTCCGATCTGCCGGTTTGCCGTCTCGGTGATGGCGTTGACTCTTGCCCTAAATCCACCCTGTCCGGTTAGACCGCCAAAGTATTGCTCGATATCGGTGGTCGATTTCTGCCCCGACGCAAGCCCGCCCAGGAAGCCCACATTCTGCTCCTTCAGCACTTTGTTCATCGAAGAAAGAGCCTTATCAAGCGAATCCGTCAGATTGTCAGCCGCGAGCTTCGCTTCATCGAGTTCCAACTTTACGTTGTTGGTCCGCTTGCCCTGGAGCTTGTCGAGTTCCATCTGGATGCGGTCGATACTCACGATCAGCTCATCGTTAGTCGCCCGCATCGGCGCGTTCATCTCACGGAAGGCTCCCGAGATACGCTCCGGAGCGCTTTCGATCTTTTTGAAGAATTCGTATACCTTGACTCCGATCTCTGAGATCATGCCCCCGAAGGCGAGGCCACCCACCAGAGGGAATGCCGCCTGGATCGCAGGCCCGAGACCCAAGGTGGTAGCGATGAAGCGCTCCGAGGCGCGGATGTTGTTCTGGAAGTTGCCCTCAAGCAACCGCAAGCCGCCGGAGGTCGCCTGCATGCTCGAAACGGAATGCTCCCCTAACTGCTGGAAGCCCCTGACTCCCTGGCTTGTAAAGTCGGCTACTTTCGCCTTCGCCTTGTCCAGATCCTGAACAAGCTGGGCGGTACCGGCATTGATATTGATCGTTATTACGCCGGCAGATTTAGCCATACATGTTCCTCATTCCATCCTCAAAGACACGAGTGAAGGCGGCGATTGCCTTGTCAGCGGAGTTATCGAAGGCGCGGCGGATGAAAGGGTGAGGCGACACCGTTCCGAGGTCTTTGTGGTCCGGTGCGTGACCGATCATGCGGTGTCCATACTCGAGCCAGAGAGCTTTGTTTCCCCCCTTGCCAAATCCGATCGCGGCCCGCACTCCCCGGAATCGGGAGTCTAGTTCGATCAGATGCATGATCTGGTCTTTGAGGTGAGCTACGTTTTCATCCCGTTCGCCTTCATCGCGTTCCGGCGCCAGAATGTAAAGCTCATCCTCGATTACGTGAACTGCGGCATCCATAGCTCTGACGAAGATGGAGCCCACGATGGCTTTGGGTGCCTCAGTCAGCATCCGCTGCACCTCTGCGAGCCCCGTTACTGTGACCTGCGTGGACATTTTGCTTATTTATTGAACGGGAGAAGGTTCCGGAGAGGAAGAATCGGTCGGAGGAGAGGCCGCGTCACCCTCCGCACTACTGCCCAGCGTGAACACCACCCCGGCCCGTGAGAACATCTCAAGCACCGCCGTGGGGTTCTCAAGGGCCAGCCGCTGGAGGGATTCGAGCATTACCTCGTCCTGGCTTTTCACCTTCAGGACTTTCCGCAGTGCCGCTATTACGGCGGGAGGATCAAAGGCCAGCAGATCCCCCGCTTCGTTGAGCGTAATCTTGGGATGCGCTGCCTTCAGCAGGGCGAAGGTGATTGCCCGCAACTGCCCGGCGCTCATCTGGTCGAGATTCCTGACCGCGGCCCAAAGGTTGAGGCCAGTCGTTATTTCGGCCGACACGATCTCATTGACATCGTAGGTGAACCGGAAGCCCTTCTCCTCGGAACCTTCAACCGCATACACACCGGGCATACCCTCCACGAGGAACTCCACGAACGGAAACTTGCTTTCTTTCGCCATGCTTTTCCTTTAACGCCCTTATCCACCTACTCTGCGTAATACGAAATTGCTCCGGTCCTGCTGTCGATATGGGCCGAGCCCACGCCTGCCCGGTCCTCTTCCATGCGATGCAGCACGAATTCCGAGGCTTGCACCATGCGCTTCGGAGGATTCATCGAGTGATTCTTGACCGCGGCGGTGATCATTCCGGCCACGAGTTCCCAGTGCCGCATGTTCTTCACGTACACCTCCCGCATGGCGTGAAACTCTCGCGGGGTCATGTCCAGAAATTCTGAATCACTGAGGCGAATTTCAACCCTTGCCGCCGCCCGCGTCTCGATCCATCCCATGGGAGGCTTATTCGAGGAGGAACGCTCCCCGGACTTGCCTTTCTTGGGCTTGTCCGGTGGAGGCAGGGAGGCCACATAGGCCCGGGTCAAGGCCTCCTGGACAGCCTCGATCTCACCAGATCCGATCAGGTTCCCGGCCGCCTCCAGCGTCATACCCAGCGCCTGGCGCCGCAACACCGCCCACAACAACGCTCTCACCGATCGCGTGGAGGGATTCACAAACGCCTCCACCCCGGTCAACATGTCGATCCCGGTTACTTCCTCACAGTCGAGAAGCGCCCCGTATGTGATTACGAGGCGCCATTCGTGGCCCGCAAGGTTGATCGTTACGCGCTCGATCAACTGATCGGAAAGAGACATGTACTACTACTCGGTAATGAGCACGTAGCCGCCGGAGATCTGGAAGGACGCGGTTCCCTCGTTCGGCTTGTCGTTCTCCATCGGGCCGATCTTGAAGCTCGATACGAAGACATCGCAGGTGAAGAACATGGTCTTCGTGCGGTCCTGAACGGGAACCCGGATCTGCGAACTGATCACATCCTGCCCCTGGGCATGGTCAGAAATATCGAGCTGCGTCTGATCGGCAGTCAGGTTGAAGGTGATCTCCACCTTTCCGGGCATGATCATCCCAGGCCGAAGCTCACGAGTATTGTTGGGGGACTTCAGCGTGGTGAAGTCGACATTCGGCACGTCGAGAGGCGTGAAGTTGAAGGACTTGATTTCGGTAACGCCAGTATTGTAGTTCGGAGGGCTTCCGCCGTCACTGAAGGCGAATTCCGAAAGGTAACCGGTCGTTCCAACAGAGGCAACTGTATCCGGCGGGTCAAAAGGCATTGTCTTCTCCTAAAATCTGATTTTGTTTGGGATTGGTGGTGTTGTGCTTTGGATCAGTTCCGAAGATCAGATCCAGGGGATAAGTCGTCAATAACGGCGGAAGATCGTTAAAAGGAAAGCGTTACGGCTGGTAAAACCAGATACTGTATTCGAGCATCACCCAGAAATTCCGGGAAGAGGGACTCAAGTCTGCTTCCAGTCGATCAGTGCGAAACATACTGTCAACCTTCGTTGCATCGGGATCGGTGAGCACACCGGAGAAGCCGTCAAGCTGCGCGTCGATCGCATCAGCTAGTGCATCCGCCGAGGCCGCGTCAATTCCCCAGCACTTGAACTCATATCTTCGGTTTCCGAATCCACGAAAGCTCTTGAGAGTCGTATTCGCGGGGTCCGAAATAACCCGATACGAGTAAGCCGGCGGCGCCGCATTCGGCGGTAACTGGCCCTCAAAACCGCCTCGGCACGCGGGAAAGCTAGTTGCGATGGCGGATTGAATCCGCATCACGAGGCCCTTGTTAATCACGGTTCAGCCACCAGCTCCACAACTCGGCCGCATCCGCCCCATACCGGCTCCACGGCCTCTGCCAGCCTTTCGCCTCATACCGGGCGCTCAAGGTCTTCCAGGGCTCCATCGGCAACCTGTCCAGCAGAAATAGCTTCAAGGGGGGAATCACCCACCCCTTCACGACATCCCGGTGCGCTACCTGCCAGTCGGTAAACCCTCCGACTCCATTGGGACCATGCACAGCCATGGAGCCTCTGCCTTCCCAGGCTTTTCTTCGCATGAGGCCGATACCGCCGATGGAGTCACACTTTGCGAAGCCGGGTTTCCCCTGCGTCCAGGCAGTCAGGTGCTTATCCTGATCGAGGTCGGAGCGCACACCGGCGGCCCACGGTGGAGGCGTTCTGCTTTGCCATGGCTCGATTCCCAGCAAGTCGACCAGAGGATTCCGCTTCATCACAGAAAGGCAGCTATCGAGCCATCCGGGAGGCACAATCACGTCAGAATCGAGCTTACAGAACAGATCGAGGTCACTCTTCTCGCGGAGGAATTCGGCCATCACCGATACCGGCCCGCCGAGCTTTCCTACGGTCAAGGTGCAAATTGGCCCGCCGCCTTCCATGGATTGCAGCTCATTGAGGAATTGCTCTACCATCTCCCGGGTTCCGTCGATCGAGCAGTCATCGTACACCGAGAATCTGCGCACCAGGGACCAGTTAGTATTCTGCTTCAGCGCCTTGAGTGATGCCGCGGTGAAGTCTTTGCGGTTGTAGGTCAAGTAAAGGAGGTCGATCATGTTGGTGGTTGTGGACTTGAGTGTTGATGATGAGGCCGCCTGGAGCGGCCCCACCGTGCTCAGGCTCGTTACTTCCGCGCTATCTCCTTTCTCTGAAATAGAAGTGGTCATCAGATCACATACTCCCGGAGATCATTCACAAAGTGAGGCCAGCAGCCTAACCGAGGGTCCATCTGGAGCTGCGACCTATAGCACGCGAGAGCCCGGAGCTTGCGCGCGATGTCGTCTCCGGAGCGCGGCAGGACCTCGGTACCATAGCGCGATTTGCCATCAACTTTGCGAGTGTACGTCAGGTAGTGGGTGACGAGGCCCGGGAAGGCGGCATCCGCGGCGGCTCCCACCATATTGTGTTGCTCGTGGCCATCCTGCTCGATCGCGGGAGCCCAGACCTGCTCGACGTTTCCATAGTGCCCATGAAGCGCGGCGGTCAGACTGGCTAGACCGTCCACTGAGAATTTGTCATCGTCCCGGAAGCCGAGAAAGTCGGGCTCGACTTCGGTCCCTTCCACCCTGACTCCCTGGTATTCCTCTCGGGTCAACTCCACGAGAGCATCGATTGTTTCCTGGCGACGGCGCCCCGGATAACACGCGCGCAGACCCCGCGACGGCTGCACATAGGAATCGAACACCACACACACCGTGGGCCTCTCACGCATAATCGTGTTCGCGCACCACAAAACCTCGTCATCGTTGTGCGGGCTCAAAAGTAGCTTCACGCCGCCGCCTGCCTTTCGATCCCCTGAAGCCTCTGGTAAATCTCTCGCATGTGATTTCCATGCCGGGGGTCTAAAGAGAGCCTGTCTTTCCCATGGGCGATTTCAAGATGGGTAACTCCGATATCGATGAGGCGCGTTTTCTGCCTGTTGAGGTACGTGAAGACCCGGTCGCACTCCCGGTAAAACAGATCGTCTTCGGGATACTTCGAAAGGTACGGCGAGAAGTCAACCATCGACCGAGGGAAGATCGAGCCCCACCCTACCAGTGCCACTCCAGGCCAGTTAACATAATCCGCCTGATGCCCCTTGAGCATATTGCAAAGTAGCTCTCCGGACTCAGGATCGTATTCGCGGCAGAGGCGCGCGCCGTCCACCAGGCAGTCATCATCCTGGACGTACACGAAATCTGTCAACACTGAGGCCGCCGCGAGATACCGCCCGTACACTTTTCGATCCTTGCATCGCGAGTTATCCCAGACAGAGACTACTCTGAAGGGCGAGAGCGAATCAAGCACAGGAGTGATCTCACGGTCTCCCTTAGTGACGATAATGGCGGTTACTTGCTTGGGGTCGATCATCAGCGCCTGACGGGATACACCAGAGGATAGCCGAGCAGAATTGAAATCAGCTAGAGGCAAACCGCGACCACAACCACAACCCGGATAATCCGGGCAATCGTTGCATCCATGGGAATCTGCTGGACGATCCATAACAACAGGCCCACAATGATCAGCACCACGATAACTTGAATGAGAAAAGCTGAAAACATGGAAATACTCCTTTTTACAGCAACTCCTGGAACAGCCGACGCGCGGCAACCGGGGTCAACTGCTGCCTTCGTGTCTTGTGGCCCTGAAAGAGAACGTCGAGAGCCGAGCCCAGATTGATGTACGTTCTTCCCGGATACTGCTGCCAGCATTTCACGACCGGGAGATTGCCGGCCATTCCTGCGCCGTACAGTAGAATGTCGAACTCGCGATCGAGCAGCGCCTTACTGTAGATCTCCGAGAATCGGAACAGATCCCGCATCGGCGTAGGAATAAATTCAGCGCCAAACATCTTCGCCGCGGACTCATTTTCGAGTGGACCCATATAAAGTTTGCGGCGCTTGTCGGCCCTCACCGCCTTGTAAAAGTCGAGCAGCGCTCGAGACTCCCGCATCAAAAGCAGCGCCTCGAAGTGGATCAATTCAGGAGTACCCGATCCGATCAGCTCGGCATACTGTTTGGCATACCGTGCATGCTCTGAGCCTGCGTCGAATGAGGCCGAAAGCCAGTCTCCCACGTACACTTTGGAGCCGGGGGCGCCGCGCATCAGAGCTTCGAAGGCCCATTGAAGCTGGAAACCCAGGTCCGCGGAATACTGCTCCAGGTCGCAGGTCATCCCGTATTTTCCAGCCATGCATTCCAGGGCTCCATCTCCATAACGTACGAAGAAGAAGGGCTCCTGAGCCTGGAGCCGTTGCGTCAGCAGGGCCGCACTCTCATCTGCCGAGAGGGAAGCGTAGCAGCGATTTGGAGGCGCGGCGGTCATGCTTTAAGCGTAGATATCCGTGGTTGGGAGGCGCTGCTCACGATTGAGGCGATCCACACAGTCTTGCCATGCGGCCTTATCGCGCAACTTTCCGGCACGCCTCACTTCCACCAGCCGGTAGCCCGCCGCTCGATACCTGCCCGCATCAATACCCTGAGTAAAGGCATCGTAAAAGAACAGGGGCTTCCTTTCCTCGGCTTCCGCCAACTCTCGGGTAATACGCGCTCGATCCGCCTCCTGCTCAGCCCGATCCGCTTCGAGTGCCCGTCTCACTCCCGCTTCTACAGCAGAGGCGATATCGGCGGTACCAAGCGGACGCACTTCTTCAAGGCGCACACCGCCGGATAGAATCGTAACTTTGCAGCCCAGGAACTCCTCATCGCAGCATCGCCGTAGCTGCTCATACGCCGATAGACTCAGTGCTCCAGGGACGCTTAGGATAAAATGCTTCCCCTCTGGAACGAACTCTTCAGCCGTGATGGAGGCCTCCGCGTGAACCGCCTCTCCCTTCGGTGAAATCGCAGCAGTCGCAACCGCCGCGAGAGACTGTAAAAATCCTGCTCGTGTCATATCTTCCTCGCAACCACTCCATATCCCAGAGGAAACTTAAAGCCCCCCAGCTCGATCTCCGCCCTCCGCTCGTGATGCAGAACCTCAAACTTCTGATCGAGGAGAAGCTTCTCCATTCCTGCTTTTGTAAATCTCCACAGGTCGGTATCTTCCACTTCGTCCCATGACGTCGGGTACGTCATCACGAGATACCCGCCCTCTTTTAACCAGCCATGAAACCAGTGGAGGAGGAGTGGCGGATCAGGAACGTACTGCACTACTTGGGTGCAGAGGATTGCGTCATAGTCTCCAATCGGCCACATGTCTCCGAGGTCCCAGGCTTCATACTCCCCGTCGACCAGTGTTCTGTAGGGCTGAGGCTTTAAACAGGTGCCTTCTTTCCCTGCACCGAAGTCGAGCACCCGGCCTGTCAGCAAATCTTTGTGCTTCGTGACGAATTCCCGGATGGAATTACGCTCAAGCCCACGGATGGTGTGATGGTCCCAGCGCTCGGAGGGGGTGATGGCGCGAATTTCCGGGGGACGCGGCGGAGCGACGAGGGCGGGGGACTGCGTGCTCAGTTGCTGAATCTTACCGACGGTCACTCCGGCTTCCTCCACACCCCAATCAGCGTCTTACTCTGAAACCCATCGAGATCCTTATCGAGTAACTCTCTCCGCTCCTGAATAAGACTCGTATATCCCAAATGCTTGTCGAGCTGCTCCTCTGTCAGAGGGTGATCGTGAAGGAGGTTTTTCAGTTCCTCGGGCCGCAGGTGCACGTGCAGGTAGAACCGGCCGCCGGGCTTCAATAGCCTCCAGATCTTCGGCAGCAGAAAGAATCCCATCTCACCGTGATCCAGTGCATTGGTGGTCACGATGAGGTCAAACTGCTGGTCTGTATCCCAGTGTTCGAACGGCTCATCGACTCGCCGGATGCCGTTTCGTTCTTCCAGGATCCCGACTGCTTCATATGCCGGGTAGAGGGGGTCAACTCCGAATTTCAAATCGGCTTCGATGAAGGGCAACAGTCCCCAGTGAGGCCCGGTGCCGATCTCGAGAATCTGACGAGGCAGGGACGCGCTAAGGAATTCCCCTATACTCTGCTCCGGCGGTGGAATCTTCAACACGTCGAGATACCGAAATAGCTGCACGCCCTCAGCCTGCATGTCGCACCGAAGCCAGAAGGCCAGCTCCAGAAGTTCTTTATGGGTAAGGTGAAACATTTACTTCACCGCCTCGCAAAACTGCCTCTGTTCCCTGATAATCTCTCCAGCGGAGTGGGCTAAAATTGGCAAGTCCGCGCTGTTATGTGACCTAATCTCCACATCTCCGACTTTGAGAATCGCCCCAGAGAATGAACTCACGAAGTTGCGATCAACAAAGATCCCCATAGCGAATCCGATACAGAGGCAGATAACGGCGGTCAGAATCAGTTCCATCCGAACTAGCGCATCCCATCCCGGCAACAGAAGGCCATGCTCATCACATCAAAACCAAGTCCCGACCGACCGAAGGGAGCCAGACCCGAGCGCGCGGCGAGGTGAACCCTCCACCAAATCAATAACCGCGCCTTCATCCGCCATCCGCCAATACAACTACTTCACCGCCACCAGGTGAGCCAGAATCTTACTCCTACGCTCATTCGATGCCCCGTACTCGACCATCCGCCACTCACCCCGGAACAGAGCCTGAATCCCGTACGCTGGCCCCAATCTTCCTCTTTCCCCTCCCGGATGGTTCCACGGTTCCATGAAGTAGTACTGGTCATCCAGGGTCCAAAAGGTTCGATGCGTCGGGTCTGCAAAGGCTCCCGGATTTACTCTCCCATCGGCCAACATCACGCACGGTACTGCTAAATCGAGGATGCCGCCGGGTTTCAACACCCTCCAAGCCTCATTCATCGGCCAGATCTTGCTAGGTCCTAAGTGCTCAAACACATCGTGGGCATAGATCTCATCCACGGTTGAGTTTTCCCAGGGCCAGTGGTAATTCAGATCCGTTACGACGTCTGCCGGTTCGCAGATATCCACCGATACGAAGCCCGATTTCCGGTCATCATTGGCGCCCAAGTTAAGCTTCAGCATCTCTTGCTACCTGCTCCACATCGGGAAGCCGTGGATCTCCTGGAAGCGCTTCTTAGTCGCATTGATCGGCAGACTTCCATTGAGGCCCCGGAACGTGCTCGGCAACGTCCCATGATCGACCACGCATTCGTTAAACACTCCCAGCTTGTACCCTGCATGCCGGATTCTCATGCAATAATCTGTGTCTTCTCCTGCGTACACCATTTCTCCATCAATTGAGCCGGTGAAGCGCTCATCAAGAAGCCCTACTTTGTCGATTACTTTACGCGGGATATATACACACACGAAGGGGATGTCGAGAGGCGCTTCTGAGATACCGGTCAGACCTTGCTTGTAGGCGTGAATGTGATGCGCGTGGCCCTTGACCCGCGCCGACAGGAGGCCGTACTCGGGATGCTCATAGCAGAATTGCTGCATCGCGGTGAAGCCGCCGGGGGTCTCGAGGATCGCGTCATCATTCAACAACACCACGTCATCAGGCGCGCAGGACCTGATTCCGATGTTGCAATTCACAGCGAAAACGAAGGGCTTCGGACCTGGAATAATTGTCGTTCCATCCAGAATCGCGCCATCCTCATAGTCGAATGTGTCCCGGCGATACCCAGACTCCGCCAACCCGTCATCCAGGATCGTTTTTCTCAGGCCAGGGCCCCAATCGCTCAGCCCTTCCACGCAACGCTTCAGGTTGGTGAAATTCTTGCTGGGGATAATGACAGAGAGGAACATCACGCTCGCGCCTTATCTTGCGCCTGGAATATCAACCTGCGCATGTTTCTGAGGTTTTCGCAGTAATCCCGCCGGTGGCCGATATCTTTTATGCGATAAATTTCGCCCATTAGCAAACCTGCTACCACATCCCAATCACCAGATGTGAAAGTCACCGATACAGGCTTGTCCATCTTCGCCAAGGTGCCGGTCGCGTTGCTCATGCCGCCTGCTCCTCGCGCGACTGCTGCTTCTTCCACTGGAACCCCGCCGGCATCTTCAGCCATGGCCCCCCATTCAACTGCCTCACTGAAGTATTTTCCGGGTGAATCGTGGCGTACATCAGATCCATATCGGGACACTCCATGAGCTGCCCCAACCGCCCCGCTTCCGCCGCAAACTGCTCATCCTGTCCGCACTGAATCTCCGCAAACCGGTGCTTCATCCACCACTCTTTCCGAAAGCAGAGGGAAGTCGCCAATACGAAGTCTTTTCCCGGTCCGGGGTACCTCCACCACTCTTTCCCATCGGTGAACTTCATCTCCCGGTACCCGGTCACGGAGTTCATTGGAGACGTCTGCAAAACTCTGACCTGCTGCGATAACCTTCCCGGTGCTGAGTAGTCGTCATCGTCCCAGATGGCGATGATTTCGCCTCTCGCCGCCTGGCAGCCGACATTCCGTTTTGCTCCTACCACCAGCCGGGCGCCATCGGTATATTTCACCTGCGACCCTGGAGGGAATTTCAGTCCTTCGAGATCTTCTCTTGAGTCTCCTAACACCAGGAGTTCTTTATTGGGATAGGTTTGCAAGTTAAAGCAGTCGATTGCCTGAGGAAGCCAGTGTTTTCTCTGTCTTGTCAGGCAGAGGGCGGTCACCAGGGGAAGAGAATGATTCAAATCAGACATTGGTTCCGAGGCCGGTACACGTCAAAACCAGAACGATATCCATCTGCAGAACGTTATCCAAATCCTCCACGATCAACTTATTGCCGCTTGGCATGATCACCCGGTCGCCCCCTAAAATTCCCGGCTGGTACCACATGGCAACCACCGTTTCCATATGCGAGGTGATCTGGCCATCCCGGATTTGATCCGCGGTGTTATACGTCTCGAAGGCCGCATTGGCAGAGGTTATGGTTTGGGGTGACGAAACCACACCGCCTTCGTTGATCTCAGGAGGACTTGCAACCACGTCCCTCTCGATGGTGATCGAGTGCCGCATCTTGCCCGAGTCGATTACCGGCTCGCCGCTCGAGATATCCACCAGCCGGCGGTAATTCTGCGCCACCTATCGAACCCTCGGAATTGCGCCATATGAAAGCTGAGCGGTAATGATGTCCGGATAGCCCTCGATCGCGCTCTTCCCCATCGAGAGAGGCAACCGGTTACTGAACCATTCGTTGATCAGCCGCCGCATCCCCATCTTGACCGTGGCCCCGGTATCCGACCAGAACGCATCATCAGAGGAAACGCCTGCAGTGAAACGGATCAAAATCGAGGAAGAGGGCCACGGAGTGTAACTCGGCCACGCTCCGACGCTCCAGGGCGGCGAAATTACGCCTGGCTGCTTACTGGTATCGACCACGTACTGGGTTCCTTCGGCAAGAGCGATAATCGCGCCAGTCGAGTCCTTCTGCTGCACCAGGTCAACCGTCCTCAAGTGAGGCCGCAGTTCGATAGAAGTGTTCTGCCAATAATCGAGCGATAAATCGAAGGACTTCACCACTAGGTCCCGGTTCTGTAGCAGCTCCGCCTGCACCCTTGCCGCCACGATCATATCCCTGAGATCATCGTCACGGCCAGGATTCGCCGGAGCCGTAGGAGGGAGTCTCAGGAAGCTGATCGCCTGATC